CAGCTTCCATGATCTGAGCGATCTGGGCATCGTCCATCGTGGATGGATCTTTGTCAGCACTTTGCTGTGCGACATCGAGTGTTTGCGTTACAACTGGCTGGAACATGATTCCCACCTCCTTCATTACGTTACTTGCCAGCGCAGAGCATGAACCCTTGGCACGGCAGAATTTACATTGACTTTCACCCGGTACAAGAGGTGCATCTGGTTTGTCAGTTGCAGCAGCTTGCGTGATGATTGTACCCATGTTCGCCAGCAAGTCATGCACCGACACATCATGCGATGTGATGGGTGCCATGCCACGCAGGGCCAGCTTGGGCTGGATGATCGTCATGCGAACAGTCTTGAACGGGTAGGCACCGTTAACGGGCAACTTGTAGCCAGCCAGGACACCGTAGGCGTACTGTTCAAGCTGCAAGTTGCCTTCGGCGCTAACAATTCCCATGCCGTCTTTGTAGTCGATCAACTCAAGGGTGTCACCACCAATGATTTGCACGTCCACAGTGCCCGACAGGTCAGAGCGACCCAGCAGGTGCTCGGGGTCCACACGAGTCTCGGTGAGTATGTAAGCACCACGAACACCGGACAAGATCATCTCAGTTTTACGCTGCTCAATGTAGTCCAGTGCAGATTGCACACGGACTGCACGATCTTGATCCACAACAAACTCGCCATCATGATCGCGCATTCTCATGCCGATATATGCCGTAGCAGAGCCGCCAGTCTTGATACAGTGCTCAAGCAGCGTGTGGCTGTGTGTCCCGTCCTTAGCAGCAGGGCCGCTGTCTTGTTCGGGGTACTTGGCCTCCTCTCGAATCGAGCCAGGGCACAAGGCCCAACGGCTACGCTTCGATGGGGACAGTTGGGCGTGGGTGCTCATATCAAAAATCCATTGCACGACGAAGATCGTGAATTCTCATGCCCAACAAAGGACCAAGAGATTCACGGCTTGCCTTGGCTTGCGCCAATTCGTGCTCAAGATGTGCAATACGGCGATCAATGTTTTCACCAACAGTGGGGTTGTAGTCAACCTCACGCGCAATTTTTTGCTCTGTGCCCCTGATCGAGTTTGCGCCAATAATTGCATTTGAGTACATGATCAGCCTTTCAGTGCTTCCACACCAGCGAACAAAGCGCCGTAATGCTCGGGCTTCACATCGTTGATGTTCTGGTAACCCAAACCCACCAGCACGTTTTGAATCTGTGCGCCCTTGGCAGCGCCGAGTGCTTTGTATGCGCCCATAACGTAGTCGATCAGACCTTTGCCGTCAGAGAACGGTGCGCCAGTGGGAGCAGGTGCTGCCACGGGTGCAGGGGCCACGAAGGCAGGGGGTGCTGGCATCGCTGGAGCAGCGGCCACGGGAGCAGCAATTGCCTCAGCAACATAAGCGGGGGCAGCTTGTACCACAGGGGCAGGTGTTGGCGCAACAGGTGCAGCGGGTGCTACATTGCTCGACTCCAGCTTGGCAGTCAGGGCGACCACAGCAGCAGTCAGGGCTTCGATTTTATTTTCCAGTGACATAAAGTTTCTCCAGATTACGGGTTACAGGGGGTTGAATTGTGAGGCGGTCTTCAACGAACGCCTCGACGATTTCACGATGCACTTCGCTCGGGGTTCCGATCTTTCGTGCTTTCTCATGAAACTTGGTGCGCGTCTTGTCTGTCACTCGGACAGTCATAAACGCTGATTTTGGTGGGGTTGTCATAAATAATTTCCTTGACCGTTGACGCAAGTGTAGCAGACTGTGATACGATTGTGCAACGGTTTTCAAATTATTTTTCAAAAAAGAAAAGCCCCGGTGGTTAGACCGGGGCTTGAAAAGGAGAAATCCATGATGAAACTACTGGCAACTGCACTCACCAGCGAACCCATTTTATGACAGCAATCCCCACAGTGCAAGCGCACCCTGCATCCATCGATGCGTACATCCGGCACGGCTGGTCACTGGTGCCCATCCCGGCAGGCACCAAAGGCCCACGCACACCTGGCTGGAACGTCAAGAACAACGCCTTGAAATCTCAGGCCGACCTGCCCAGTGGCTACGGCATCGGGCTGGCCCATGCCTACAGCGGCACGATGGCCTTGGACATCGACGAGTGGGACACCACCACCACGGCGCTCAAGCAGCATGGCATCGACCTTCAGATGCTGTACGATGCCAACGATGCTGTCATCGTGGACTCGGGCAGGGCTGGTCACGGCAAGCTGCTGTACCAAATGCCCTTTGGCCTCGCGCTCCCGTCCAAAAAGATCCTCATCAACGGGGTCACGGCCTACGAGCTACGCTGCGCCACGGCCAACGGTCTGACGGTGCAGGATGTCATGCCCCCATCGATCCACCCGGCCACGCTCCAGCCCTACCGCTGGGCAGGCAAGGGTCACTGGACGCGACTGCCCACTGTGCCCCAGCCCCTGCTTGACCTGTGGCAGACCCTGCTGGCCCAAGACAAGGAGCGCACCATCGGCACGGGCGATGCTGTCGATGCGTCATGGGAAGACATACGAACAGCCCTTGAGGCCATCAGCCCCAACTGCTCCCGAGAGGAGTGGGTTACGGTGGGCATGGCGCTCAAGTGGGCAGGGGAGCAGACAGACCAACTCGACCCTGCACTGACGTTGTGGAATGACTGGTCCCTGCCCTCGGCCAAGTACCCTGGCGAAAAAGACATCATCGCCCAATGGACCAGCTTCAAGAACGACAAGGCCACGGCCGTCAAGCTGGGCAGCCTGTTCCACATCGCCAAGCAGTATGGCTGGACCCGGCCGCTGCCCGACATCACGGCCATGTTCTCCGCTGTGGAGGCTCCCGCCGACCCAAAGTCGGTCATCGTTGACCTGCGGCCACGGCCACCGATGATGGATGTATCCCTGTGGCCTGCTGTGATCGCTAGACGTGCTGGCGAGATCGGCCAAACAGTGGGCTGTGACCCACTGGTGCCCTTGTTCGCAGGGCTGGCCGCTGTCTGCGGTGTGGTCGATGCCCGTACCCGACTCGAACTCATCAAAGACTTCAAGGTGCCCCCGGTGCTGTGGCTGATGACCATCGGTGCCCCAGCCGACAAGAAGACACCGGGCAGTGCGCCCATGCTGGCCCCGCTGAAGCACCTCGAACACGAGGATCGCCCACGCCACGGCAAGGCGCTGCTGGAGTGGGAGGGTCAAGAGGCCATGTATGCGTCCAGCAAAAAGGCATTCCTTGAGTTCTCAGCCAGCCCCGAGGCGATGCTCTCAGGCGATCAGGCTCCAGTGGTTCACGACCTGCCACCCCAGCCCGTGCCCCTTCGCATCACGGTGGATGACGTGACCAGCCAGAAGCTGGTGCGACTGGCTGCTGACCGTCCCCGTGGGCTGCTGTGCGCCTTGGACGAGATGAATAGCTGGGTGAGGAAGCTCACCGACAAGGCCAGCGGCGAGGATCGCTCGGCATGGGTCAAGGCTTACGAGTCATCCCCCTATGAGATGGACCGGGTAGGCAGTGGGTCGATCTACGCTGAGAACCTGGCCGTGTCGATCTACGGCAACATCCAGCCTCGCGTGTTCCGCGAGAACCTGCACAATCTTTCTGCTGATGGTCTGGTGCAGCGCTTCGTGCCCTGCATTCTGAACGGTGACTTGACCCGCAAGCCCGTGGAAATTCCCGACTACCTGCTCAACAAAGACCAATGGGAGCAGACCCTGCGGATCGTGTTCGCCCTGCCTGCGATGACGTACCAACTGTCCCCCGAGGCCAAAGTCCTGTTCCAAGAGTTCCAAGACTGGTACGACAGCAAGCGCAACGATGAACGGCTGCTGCAATCGGACGACACTTTTATGACCGCCTTCGGCAAGATCGAGGGCTTGACCGGCAGGCTGATGCTCATGTTCCACCTGATCGAGTCGCCTTTTAGCATCACGGTGTCGGCAGACATCGCCAAGCGGGTGATCGAGATGGTGCAGTCCTACGTTGTCCCGGCCTATCGGTATGCCCTGTCCGAGTTGTCCGGTGCGTCCAACTTCGACACCTGGCTGCGCGACTACATCATCCAACACGCTGACGAGTCCACCATCACCCTGGCCGAGATCAAACGGTCAGCCCGGCGTCAGATCGAGAAGGTCAACGTGTGGCAGCAGGATCAGATGATCTATGGGGCCATGTACCCACTGGAGCAGGGTCGGTGGGTCATGCGAATGGATGACGGCAGCAAAGAGAACCAGCACCATGCCCAGTGGGCCATCAACCCCGCACTGGCTGTGCAGTTCAAGGATCACCGCAAGGCCGTGATTGACGCGAAACAGCGCCAACTCGATGAGATTTACAGGTTGTCCAGAAAAGAAAAGCCCCGAGTGCATGGGGCTGAGTTGCTGGATTGACAAGGGGGCCAATGGCCCCCTTTCTCATTTGATGACCCGCATAAACGCGCCGCATCTGATGCACTTGTAAATGGGTTGGCCCTTCACAGGCTCCCAACGGTGTTTGCACTCGGTCATGTGTTCCCCCTTGCTCGGATGGCGGCGGCGCAAGTGTCAGCGCCATCTTGTCTAGCGCCTTCTTCTTCGCCCTCATATGCTTCAGCCAAGTCTTCACACACCCGTGCACACGCATCACGCTCATCAGCACGAACAAGGGCTTCAAAGGCTTTGAGTGGTTCAAACCATCCCTCGTATCGGCAAAGCGTGTCTTTTTCTGCGTCAATGCCAGCCTCACGGGCCATGTCTATCGTGTCTCTCATGTGTTCTTCTCCTTGAGTTTGGCGTTTGCCCAAGCCATGAGCGTCATGATTTGAACTATCGTCAGGCCCATCTCAGCATTCAGCGCCATTACCTCATTACTTCCCCAAACGTCGTCAGTGGTCAGCCCAACCCATTGCCGCTGTGCTGCGGGTGGGGTGGCGTAAGGCTTTGAAAGAAGCGCCTCGGCTTCTTCGCAGGCGGCGCTCAGCCCGCTGTCATGCCCTACGGTTCCGCCGCTTGTTCTCGCCATGAATGCCAACTTGCGCAAAACCTTTCGCCATTCATGCGGGATCGCCAAAGGCTCCTGCGCAGGTGCTGAACGGGCTTGCTTGATGGCGGTGATGGCTCGACCAACATCGTACGCATCAAGTGATGTGTTCACCCTCAATGGTGTTCGTAATTTCTCCATCGCCTCCAGCGCCAAGTCCAATGCTTCGTCTTTGGTGGTCATGCTCGTGCCTCCTTGCGTCCCTTTTCGATAAGCTCCCGAGCGTATGACTGATCCTCGGGCCTCTCGCTGGAGAGCATGGCCCGGAGTTTGTAGGCGATGGCCCGTGCGCTCTCGGTGTTGTTGGCGCGTTCGTATCGTGCGCCCTCGTTGATGTATTCGGCTTCGGTGTGGTTCACTTCGATTCTCCAGTCTTGGTTACTTTGGTGCGGGGTCGCTTTGGCATGACGGGGTCAGGCGTTGGAATCAGGCCAGCCAGGATCGCAGGGGCCAGCACTGCCAGCAGGTCGAACACCTCCACCAGGCGAACAGCGGCCGCATTAGGGGCGCGGCTACCCGTGCGCCATTTGCGCAAAGTGAACACGGGGACACCCAGCAGCGCGGCCGATTGTGCTTCGGTCAACTGGTGGCGGGTGATAAGTGCGGCCAGTGCGGCCACAAATTCGGGGTTTTGAGGGGCTTTTTTATCTGTCATGGGGGTTGGGTAGGGTAAGGGTCAAAAAACGCCCCTAGGCTTGATCCTAGGGGCTGGGTGGGGTGCGCTGGGTCAGGTGTCCCATGCTGCAATGACAGCGGCAACAATGGCGGCAACGATTAGAGCGCTTATGGTGTCACCCCCACAAATGGCGCAGGGGGTAGCGCTGCGCGTTGATCCCGTGCATATCGTTCGATTTGTTCAGGTGTCCACGGTATGGGGCCACCGGGCGGGGGAAAAGGCCAAGTCATGGGGTTGTCCTTTCCATGTCTGCGAGTTGGTCGCGCAATATGTCGCTTTCTCTGGTCAATTCCAGATTGTCGGCTTCAAGGTCTGCGATCCGTTTGAACAGTTCCGCAGCCATAGTGAAGCCCTCTGCGTATGCGATGCGTTCGGCTTCGGTGGATTCGAGTTTGAGTAAGTCAATCATGGTTTGCTCCTTAGATGCGGACAGATGGGCCGTAGAACTGCGCGAGGTCTTCGCCTGTTTCCGTTTCGGGTTCAGAGGGGATCAGATAGTCCCAGGCGTAACTAATTGACGATTCCTCAACGTCAGAGGGGCAAGCGCCGTTCAGTTCCTCGGGTGTCCACAGGATCACGGCCCACCCTGCTGCCCTGAGTTCTTGAATGGCTTTGGATTGTGCTGGTGTCATGGTGTGCCCCTTAAAACAAAGCAAAAACAAAGCCTTCGGCGGTGTCACCAACAACAGAAGTATGATCGCTTAAATAGTCAAACACAATCTGACGGCACTGGTCTTCATAATCGTCAGCTTCTGGGTCAGCATCGTTTAAATCGATTGAGTAGTGCCGGGCGATTTCTGCCACGGTGTCTTCGGTGTACTCGCAGCATATGGCGATCACGTCCAGTTCAATTTCTTCGCCCATACCTTCCTCAAGTTCTTCGAAGTAGGCGAACAAAAGCCCAAGGGCTTCATAAGAGAAATTGTTAGGGCGGCATTGTTCAAACTCGCGGCGAAAGTCATAGATTGAGATTGTTTGTTTCATGGTTTAAGCTCCGTAAATGATGAAGAAAGCGGCGAACGGGCCGCCGATGCAAAGGGCAAAGAACACCGCGCCTAGGTAATCGCTCAAGGTGTAGCGTGTTTTGACGGCTTGAGGGTGCATATCGATGTAAGTCAGTTGATGTTTGTTCATGATTGGGCTTTCATTGCTGCGCGGTTAACGGCGCGGTTCTCATTGGTGAAATTGACAGCGGAGATAACGCGCACGGCGCGGGTGTCAGTGACCGATCGGGCGGCGTTGAAATCGGCGGCTAACGCATCGGCGGCGGGTTTCGTTTGTGCACCGTGAACGGTAAACCAACCCGTGGCACCCATGTTTGCGTTATTGGTTTGAATCTGAATCAGATACTTGGCTTTCATGCTTGCGCCTCTTTAACGTTACGGGTTGCACGAATGGCGGCATTGAGTTGCTGCAAGTATTGAAGAGCGGGGATCGCCTCATACAAACGAGTGTTGACAGCCTTCGCGGTGTTTTCGTTGAAAGTCTCAAACACGGCGGCGCGTGTTGCTTTGTTAACGATGATCCAAGATGCGGTTTTCATACGTTCACCGCCTTGGCAAAGTTAGGCTTGGTGCCGGGTACGAATCCAGAAATGCGGAACGAATGAAACCCGGCGGCGCTTGCGGCGGCTTTGACGGCCTCCACGTTTTGCGCGGCTTTGTCTGTCACTGGAAAGCAAGCTAACAAGTCTTCCATGTAATCGCGGGTTTCGCCTTGCTTGAGGCCGTAAATCAGAATTTCAGTTTTCATGGTGTTTACCTTTACAAGTTACGGGTTGTTGATGTGCTCAATTCTAACCCATTGGGTTAGTGTGTCAACCCAATGGGTTAAACTGTTACACATTGTTACATTTGCCGATTGTGCTTTGAGTCACTGTCCAACATTTCCAATGCGTCTTCGTATTGCTCTTGGTCAATCATGCCAAACTCAAGCTCTAATTTGATCGCCTCAAGTTCACCCAGTGTCTCGCGCACCTTTTCAACTTGCATCCGGTGCAATTGACGCTCTGATAACCCCATTGATTTCATAAAGTCAATCACGTCTGTAGATTTCTTGCGCTTTTTGTTTCGCCCAGGTGCCGCAAGGTTCGCGGGGGCATTGTTAAAAACATCATCGTCCAAGTGTTTGACTTGGTAACCATTGGGCCATTCGCCGTGCACCATGCGCCATACCAAGTGATGTGCGAGTAAGACATAAGGGCCAACACTCAAGCGAACACCATAGGGGCAAGTTGTTCCCGCTGGCTCTTTCCAGTGCACATCCCCTTTGTGTCTGTCTTCCATGAATTTGTTTAGATCATGGTCAAACGTATAGCGTGCCACGCACTCGCGGTAGAAATTGTCTGTTTTTGGGTATGCCATTGGGTGCCTTTTCAAGTGTCAATTGTGACTGTGTGTTAGATGAACAAGGTAAATTATACATCTTCTTACAGGATAAGAAGAAGATATTTGAAACGTGTTTATATAGAGCTTAGGGAAAAGTGACGCACGGGTCAAAGGTGTTTACACTCGAACATGAGAAATGGGGCAAAGTTTCCCGGATTCTGTGAGATTCATTGGGTTATCACCTTTTCCAGAATCTTTGACCCCGTGTCCCATGCGTGCGCGGAGTCACGTTTGTCAGTGCTTACTAACTAACCCAATGGGTGCATGATTCATGAATTCAGTTAGTCAGTGCTCACTAACTAACCCAATGGGTTCACTGGTTATGTTAGTCAGTGCTCACTAACATCAGGGTGTCAGGGTGTCGCGGCTCCCGAGGGGGTGGGGGTAGGGCCGACGAGCCAGAGGTCACGGTAGCGGCGGTATCAGACAAAATTTTTATAAAATTTCTCATTGACCCACAGACCCAATGGGTTCATTAAATTCCCAGTACCACCCATTCAACATCCGTGATAGCATCTGTGACACTATGGACACCTCGAACGATCAATCCGTAGGCGCAGATGTCACACTGCTACCAGACTGGCTGGACCCCGCGCCTCCAACTCCGAAACCCTCACCAGAGGGCAAAGCACTCGTACTCGTACAGTATGAGCAGGTCTTCATGCGAGCCATCGACTCGATTGCCCACGGCATGTCGCTGTCCCAGGTGCTGCGGGATGACCAGCGGGACATCGACTACAACGACTTCTACCGGTGGATCAAGAAAGACCCGACTCGCAAGCAACTCTTTGACGAGGCTCAGGAGATGCGCACAGAGTTCATGGCTGGCGAGATCATTGAGATTGCCGATGCCGAAGACAGCATCGAGGACGTGAACCGGTCCAAGCTCAAGATCGACACGCGCAAGTGGCTCATGGGTGCACACAACCGTAAGAAGTACGGGTCGACGACCAACATCGAGTTGACCGGTGGGATCAGCATCACCGATGCCCTGAGTGCGGCTCGGGCCAGGACGATTGATCTGGCCGATGTGATTGATGTGGAGCCGAGGACAGACTGATGCAGAAACCCATTTACTCTCCAGAGGACGAACAGACCCTGATGACTCAGTTGTGGAGTTCGCAGGTTGCTGACAACCCTGAGACATTTGTCCTGTTCGCGTTCCCTTGGGGGCAGAAGAACACCCCACTCGAACACTTCAAGGGGCCCCGAGCTTGGCAGAGGAGGGCACTGCGTAGGATCGCCGAGCACATCAAAGAGAACCGGGGCAAGCTGGACATGGACGCGCTCAGGCGTTCGGTGAGCTCGGGCCGGGGGATTGGGAAGTCAGCACTGGTGTCGTGGCTCATTCTGTGGATGCTGTCAACCCGGATCGGGTCAAGCGTCATTGTCTCGGCCAACAGCGAGAACCAGTTGAGAACGGTGACCTGGGGTGAGTTGACCAAGTGGGCCACCATGAGCATCAACTCGCACTGGTGGGAGCCATCGGCCACCAAGCTCGTGCCTGCTGCGTGGTTGACAGACCTGGTCGAGAGAGATCTGAAGAAGGGCACCCGGTACTGGGCCGCTGAGGGTAAGCTGTGGTCCGAGGAGAACCCAGACTCGTATGCCGGTGTCCACAACCATGACGGCATGATGGTGATCTTTGACGAAGCCAGTGGTATCCCGGATGGGATCTGGTCAGTGGCTGCTGGCTTCTTTACGGAGAAGATTCTCGACAGGTACTGGTTCGCGTTCAGTAACCCACGGCGCAACACCGGGTACTTCTTCGAGACATTCCACAGCAAACGGGACTTTTGGGACGGCGAGATCATCGACGCTCGGACAGTCGAGGGCACCGACAAAGCGGTGTATGACCAGATCATCGCGGAATACGGGGAAGACTCCATACAGGCCCGTGTCGAGGTCTACGGCGAGTTCCCCGCTGCCGGTGAAGACCAGTTCATCTCGCCCGTGGTGGTCGAGGATGCGTTCAAACGGCCACTGTACAAGGACATGACGGCACCCATCGTGATCGGCGTGGACCCGGCCCGAGGTGGCATGGACTCCACCGTGATCCTCGTGCGCCAAGGGCGGGACATCGTGTCCATCAAGCGCCTGAAGGGCGAGGACACCATGAGCGTGGTGGGTCATGTGATCGACGCCATCGAGGAGTTCAAGCCTGTTTTGACCGTGATTGACGAGGGTGGCCTTGGATACGGCATCCTTGACAGGCTCACCGAGCAGCGGTACAAAGTGCGCGGGGTGAACTTCGCCTGGAAAGCCAAGAACCCGGTCATGTGGGGCAACAAACGGGCCGAGATGTGGGGTGCCATGCGCGATTGGCTCAAGACAGCTTCGATTCCCGCCGATCGGCAACTGAAAAACGACCTGGTTGGTCCGATGAAGAAGCCCAACTCGGCCGGGACCATCTTTTTGGAAGGTAAAAAAGAGATGAAAGCCCGTGGCCTCGCCTCTCCAGACGCTGCCGATGCGCTGGCCGTGACGTTTGCATTTCCCGTGGCAAGCCGTGGGGAGTACAATTCCCGTAACACATCGCGCAGGATCAATGCTGATCGCAGTGCGGTATCAACAGGATGGATGGGATCATGAAATGACATTGAAGGCCATGCAAAACTGCCTCATCATCGAGCGCGATGTTGAGAAACACCCGATGTTTGAGCTACTTTCAACAGAGCAGCAAGAAACCGGGATTGTCGTGGCCGCAGGCCCAGACTGCAAAGAACTCAAAGTCGGCGACCACCTGTATTTTGGCGTTGGGCAAGAGTTCACGTATGATCGCAAGAATTACGTTGTCATGCGTGAACCTCACGTTTTAGGAGTCTTGAATGGCTGATCCAACTGGCATGGTTGCCGCTGCTGCTGTGGCAAACGGCGGCAAGCCTGCGAAAAGCGCATCCGACATATTGGCAACCGCACGGGCCCGGCTCGATCTGGCGGTTTCCGCGCTGTCCGAGTCGCGTGAGGACGAGATCGACGACCTGCGGTTCTACGCTGGCTCTCCCGACAACCATTGGCAGTGGCCTGCTGACGTGCTGGCGACCCGTGGTGCTGTGCAGGGTCAGACCATCAACGCCCGTCCTTGCCTGACCATCAACAAGCTCCCGCAGCACGTTCGTCAAGTCACCAACGACCAGCGTCAAAACCGCCCAGGGGCCAAAGTGATCCCGGTGGACGACAGAGCCGATGTGCAGGTTGCCGAGATTTTCAACGGCATGATTCGGCACATCGAGTACATCTCGGACGCCGATGTGGCCTACGACACGGCCTGCGAGAACCAGGTGTCCTACGGCGAAGGCTACTTGCGTCTGTTGACCGAGTATTGCGACGAGAACACATTCGACCAAGACATCAAGATCGGCCGGGTGCGTAACAGCTTCTCGGTTTACATGGACCCCACGATCCAAGACCCAACGGGCGCAGACGCCAAGTGGTGCTTCATCACCGAGGATGTCACCAAGGCCGAATTTCACCGTCTGTACCCCGATGCCACGCCCATCACGACCCTTCAGTCGCTGGGCGTGGGCGATCAGTCGATCAGCAACTGGCTCAATGAGGACACAATCCGCATTGCCGACTACTACTACATCGACTACGACAAAGCCACGTTGAACCTGTACCCAGGCAACATGACAGCGTTTGAGGGCACCCCAGAAGACCGCGAACTTCGCGCCGTCTACGGCAAGCCCAAGCGCTCACGCGAGGCTGACCGCCCACGGGTCAAGTATTGCAAGATCAACGGCTACGAGATTTTGGAAGAACGCGAGTGGGCTGGCAAGTGGATTCCGGTGATTCGCATTGTCGGCAACGAATTTGAGGTTGACGGCCGTTTGTACGTGTCGGGCTTGGTGCGCAACGCCAAAGACGCCCAGCGCATGTACAACTACTGGGTGTCCCAAGAAGCCGAGATGCTGGCTCTGGCCCCCAAAGCCCCGTTCATTGGCTACGGTGGTCAGTTTGAGGGCTACGAGGAAAAGTGGAAGACCGCCAACACCCAAAACTGGCCCTATTTGGAGGTCAATCCTGACGTTACAGACGGCCAGGGTGCAGTTCTTCCGTTGCCTGCTCGAGCACAGCCCCCAATGGCCTCATCGGGCCTTTTGCAAGCCAAATCGGGTGCGGCCGAGGACATCAAGGCCACGACAGGCCAATACAACGCATCGCTGGGCATGGGTTCCAACGAACGCTCCGGCAAAGCCATTCTGGCCCGTCAGCGTGAAGGCGATGTGGGCACCTACCACTACGGCGACAACCTCGCACGAGGCGTTCGCCATGTGGCCCGTCAACTGGTTGACCTGATCCCGAAGATTTACGACACCCAGCGGATTGCCCGGATCATTGGTGAAGACGGCGACACCAAAATGGTCAAGATCAACCCTGACCAGCCGCAGCCGGTCAACAAGATCATGGACGAGCGCGGCATTGTGGTCGAGAAAATCTACAACCCCGGTGTCGGCAAGTACGATGTGGTTGCCACAACCGGTCCAGGCTACGCCACCAAGCGCCAAGAGGCTCTTGAGGGCATGGCCCAGTTGCTCCAAGGCAATCCTGAGTTGTGGAAAGTGGCTGGCGACCTGTTCGTCAAGAACATGGACTGGCCCGGTGCCCAAGAAATGGCAAAACGCTTTGCCAAGACCATTGATCCTAAGTTGCTGTCCGACAGCGACGAGAACCCAGCGTTGCAGGCTGCACAGCAGCAAATCGAGGCGATGGGTCAGGAAATGGAGCAAATGCACCAGATGATTACCAACGTGGGCAAGTCCATCGAGGTGCAAGAGCAGCGCCGCAAGGACCTTGAGGCCGAAGTCAAGGTCTACGATGCTGAAACCAAGCGAATCAGTGCAGTGCAGGCCGGAATGACCGAGCAGCAGATTCAGGACATCGCAATGGGCGTGGTTGCTGCGGCAATGGAGTCCAACAGCCAGCTTGGTGGTATTCCTGAGATGCCGGGTCAAGAGATGGACATCGGCATGATGGAGCAGCCAATGCCCCCTGAAGGAGCCATGCAATGAACGCATCTCAGTTTGTAGGTCAACTGTTTTTGAGCCGCAACGTGGCTCATTCAGTACACCTGAACACCCGCAGCTACAGCAAGCACAAAGCGCTGGGCCACTTCTACGAGGATGTCGTGGAATTGGCCGACAAGTTTGCCGAGGCTTACCAAGGTCGTCACGGCCTGATTGGTCCAATCGCCATTCCGGCGTCCAAAAAGACCACCAACATCATTGAATTCTTGCAAGACCAAGTCAATGAGATTGAAAAAGGCCGTTACGATGTGTGCGAAAAGACAGACACACCGATTCAGAACATCATCGACGAGATCGTCGGGCTGTATTTGTCAACTCTCTACAAACTTCGCTTTTTAGCATAAGGAAGCAATCATGGCACTCTACAAACAAGGCAACGCAGACGCCCAGATCAAGATCGGTGGCGGCAAGCTGTTCGGCGTCTTTGTGTCCAGCACCACCAGCGGCACTTTTGCTCTGTACGACAGCGCAACTGCCAGCACCAGCGACCCCAAAATCATTGCCACGGTCACAGTTGCCGCTGGCACACAATACGCAAGTTTCCCCGCTGGCCTTTGGTTCAGCAAGGGTTTGTACATTGACATCGCAAACACCATCGAATACACGGTTGTTTACGACTAAGATTTTCCGATGTAATATCGGGCAAACCGTACTGGTTCGGTAAACCAGGGATTCAATAGAATCAAAAATGACTGATGAAGTCCAAGCCTTAGCGGAAGTTGACTCCGCGCCTGCACCAGAAGTGACGGCCACTCCTGAGAATGCTGTAAACGCGCCGGAAGTCGCTGAAAATCAACCCGAGACAACCGAGGAGAAGAAATACTCCCAGGCTGAAATCGATGCGATGATCGGCAAACGCCTCGCAAGAGAGCAACGTAAATGGGAACGAGAGCAAGCACAGCGATCTGCCGAAACGCAAATCGTGAAAGCTGCGCCAACTGCGTCCGTTGACCAGTTTGAAAGCCCTGAAGCCTATGCGGAAGCATTGGCCTACCAGAAAGCTGAAGAACTGATCGCCAAGCGTGAAGCAGCCAAACAGCACTCCGCTGTTCTCGAAAGCTATCAGGAACGTGAAGAAGCAGCACGGGATAAGTACGACGACTTCGAGCAAGTTGCCTACAACCCCAAGCTCCCAATCACTGACGTGATGGCCGAAACGATCCAGTCTTCGGACATTGGCCCCGAGTTGGCTTACTACCTCGGCACCAATCCCAAGGATGCGGAACGCATCTCACGCATGTCGCCACTCGCGCAGGCAAAAGAAATCGGGAAAATCGAAGCCAAATTGGCCGCTGAACCTCCCGTAAAACGTACAACGTCAGCGCCTGCGCCGATTTCACCTGTCACCGCACGATCCTCTGGATCACCGGCCTATGACACTACGGACCCACGGTCTACCAAGACCATGACGGACTCGCAGTGGATTGAAGCCGAACGTGCAAGGCAGATGAAGAAGCTGCAAGCAATGGCAAACCGCTAATTTTTTGAAAGGACTCAAATGTCTAACAGCATCCTGACCATTGACATGATCACCCGCAAATCGCTGGAGATCCTGGAAAACAACCTCGTGTTGACCCGCAACGTGAACCGCCAGTACGACGACAGCTTCGCTGTTGAAGGTGCCAAGATTGGTTCCACACTGCGTATCCGTTTGCCCGACCGCGCTCTGGTGACTGACGGTGCCGCCCTGCAAGTTCAGGACGACAACGAACAGTTCACCACTCTGACTGTCGCCAACCAAAAGCACATCGGTGTCAACTTCACATCTGCTGAATTGACCATGCAATTGGACGACTTTGCAGAGCGTGTGTTGAAGCCTCGTATCAGCCAGTTGGCTTCCAGCATTGACGCTGACGTTGCCAACGCATACAAGTACATCGGCAACTCCGTGGGCACCCCTGGCTCCACTCCCTCGACTTCTTTGGTGCTGTTGCAAGCCCAGCAGAAGCTGAACGAGAACGCTGCCGTGATGAACCCACGTTACGCTACCGTCAACCCAGCCGCCAACGCTGGTTTGGTCGAAGGCATGAAAGGTCTGTTCAACCCCACCGACACCATCAGCAAGCAGTTCAAGAACGGCATGATGGGCACTGGCGTGTTGGGTTTTGACGAGATCAACATGTCTCAGTCGATCAAGCAGTTCACCACCGGTTCGCGTGGCGCTACTGGTGCGACTTTGTCTGCTGCTGTGACCTCCGAAGGCGCAACATCCATTGTGATTACCGGTGGCGGCAACGCTGGCGTTGTGAAGCAAGGCGATGTGTTCACTGTTGCTGATTGCTACGCTGTGAACCCACAGACCCGTGAATCCACTGGTTCGTTGTTCCAGTTCGTGGCTACTGCTGACGTGACCCTGAACGGTTCCGGCGCTGGCACCATCACCGTGGCTCCTATGTATTCCGCTGGCAATGCATTGGCTACTGTGGACGTGTTGCCACAAAGCGGCAAAGCAGTCGTGTTCTACGGTGCAGCATCCACTCAGTACGCCCAGAACTTGGTGTACCACAAGGATGCCATCACCTTTGCCACTGCCGACCTGTTGCTGCCACAAGGCGTTGACATGGCCGCCCGTGCCGTCCACAACGGTATCAGCCTGCGCGTTGTTCGTCAGTACGACATCAACAACGACCGCCTGCCTTGCCGTATTGACGTTCTGTACGGCTACAGCACCATCCGTCCTCAGATGGGTGTTCGCCTGTGGGGCTAAACTAAAACGGGGGCTTCGGCCCCTGTTTTACAAGGAAAATCATGCCATCAAACACCAAAGCTACTGGCGTTGCATACCTGGACCCCGAGTTCAGCACTTGCTACGCGACCGAAGAAATCGGTTACGCTGCTGCTGCTCAGGGTACAGTGACGCAGGCTACAGACAAGTCCACAGCGGTAACGCTGAACAAGTCTATGGGTCGCATCACAATGAACGGCGCATCTTTGGCAACTGCCACTAACGCCACGTTCACTTTGAACAACAGCACCATTTCGGCAAATGACACCGTGATCTTGACGATCTCCGGTGGTCAGGCAACTGCTGGTTCCTACAACGTGTTTGCCAACGCATTGGCGACAGGTTCGGTCAGCATCACCCTTCGCAACATTTCGGGCGGTTCACTGTCCGAAGCTGTTGTCATCAACTTCTGCGTCATTCACGGCGCAGCTTAAATAAACGGGGACTTCGGTCCCCGTTTTTAAAAGAACCACATGGCTGTCATTTACCTCACACACCCTCTGCACGGCGCAAAAGTTGCCACAATGGAACTTGAGGCCGTAGCTGATGAAGAAAACGGCTGGTCACGGTACAATCCAGAAACGCCTTCGGACTCCGAAGAAGCGGCTCCCGTGAACGCACTCGGGACAAAGCGCAAATACACTCGCAAGGTCGTAGAGACTGAGGCAGCACCCGAAGGAGTTTAAGCATGGCAACGTACACCGCTGGCGATCAAATCAACCGAGCATTTCGACTGCTTGGCATTCTTGCCGAAGGTGAAACGCCATCTGCGGCCATGTCTCAAGACGCCTTAATGGCGATGAACCAGATGATTGAAAGCTGGAACATCGAGCGTCTGTCTGTCTTCTGCACCCAAGACCAAGTGTTCACTTGGCCCTCCGGCCTGTTGAGTCGCACACTCGGCCCATCTGGTGATTTTGTGGGCAACCGGCCCGTTTTGTTCGATGACGCCACGTATTTCAAAGCGCCCAACGGCGTGTCATACGGCATCAAGTTCATCAACCAGCAGCAGTACGACGGCATCGCGGTCAAAACCGTGACCTCTACATTCCCGCAGGTGATCTTCGTCAACATGACGTATCCCAACGCTGAAATGTTCATTTACCCCCGTCCCACACAGGACTTGGAATGGCATTTTGTGTCGGTTCAGGAATTGGATCAGCCTGCTGAGTTGGTCACCCAACTGCACTTCCCCCCAGGTTACCTACGTGCTTTCACGTACAACTTGGCAATGGAGATCGCCCCTGAGTTTGGCGTGGAGCCAAGCCCACAGGTGCAGCGCATCGCCATGACCAGCAAGCGCAACTTGAAGCGCATCAACAACCCCGACGACATCATGAGCCTGCCTTACGCCATTGTGGCGAATCGTCAGCGGTTCAACATCTACGCCGGTAACTACTGATGGACTCCCCAATCCTCGGCTCCAGTTATGTGGCCCGTAGCGTCAACGCTGCGGACAACCGCATGGTCAATTTGTACCCCGAGATTGTTCCCGAGGGTGGCAAAACCGCAGCATTCTTGTCGCGCTGCCCCGGCTTGCGCCGATTGGTTGAAGTTGGCGCTGGTCCAATCCGTGGACTGTGGCCGCTGAAGGACTATCTGTACGTGGTGTCTGGTGACACGTTTTACCGTCTAAACCTGTACCAGAACACCACCCGTTGGAAAATCATCTCAAAGGGCACCGTGACCGGCACAGGTCCGGTGTCGATTGCCGACAACGGCACCCAGATTTTCATTGCCTGCAACCCGGACAGCTTCATTTACAACAGCACCACTGAGGTGTTTGCCCAGATCACAGACCCCGACTTCCCTGGCGCTGTCAAGGTCGGCTATCTGGACGGCTACTTTGTGTTCAACGAACCCAACAGCTCCCGTGTGTGGGTGACATCCCTGTTCGACGGTTTGTCTGTCGATCCATTGGACTTTGCCAGCGCCGAGGGTGATCCTGACGGCCTGGTGTCCCTGATCGTCGATCACCGCGAAGCGTGGCTGTTTGGTACCAACTCGATTGAGGTCTGGTATGACGCAGGTCTGCCCGACTTCCCGTTGCAGCGCATCCAAGGCGCGTTTAACGAGATCGGCTGCGCTGCTGCCTACTCTGTTGCCAAACTTGACAACGGCCTGTTTTGGTTGGGTTCTGACGCCCGTGGCCGGGGGATTGTCTACCGCGCCAACGGGTACACCGGCCAGCGCATCTCGACTCATGCCATTGAGTGGCAAATTCAGCAATACGGCGACATCTCGGATGCCATCGGGTACACCTATCAGCAAGACGGCCACGCCTTCTATGTGCTGATTTTCCCAAATGCTCAGACCACTTGGGTCTACGATGTGGCAACGCAGGCTTGGCATGAACGAGCTGGCTGGCGCAACGGCAACTTTGTGCGTCATCGCTCCAACTGCCAAGTCGTTTACGACAACCAGGTCATTGTGGGCGATTTTGAAAATGGCAACATTTACGCCTTTGACTTGGAAGAATACGCCGACAACGGTGACATTCAGAAATGGCTGCGCTCATGGAGAGCACTGCCCACCGGCACCAACGACTTGAAGCGCACATCGCAGCACAGCCTCCAGATTGACTGTGAAACCGGTGTGGGCACCAATACGGGTCAGGGCAGTGACCCCAAACTGATGCTGCGTTGGTCCGACGATGGTGGGCACACATGGTCCAACGAAAACTGGATGTCAATGGGCAAAGTGGGTGAGTATTACCGCAGGGCCATCTATCGTCGCCTCGGGATGACGCTGAAGTTGCGTGACCGGGTGTATGAGGTTTCAGGCACTGACCCTGTGAAGATCGCTATCATGGGTGCTCAACTCAACGTGACCCCGACCAATGCCTGAACAAAACATCACGAACATACCCTCGAACCGGGTCGATTTCATCGATCCGCGCACGGGGTTGGTTTCGCGTGAGTGGTACAGGTTCTTTTTGAACCTGTTCAACCTGGCCGGTGGCGGCGGCAACCAGACCTCGTTGGACGATTTGCAGCTTGGCCCACCGCCCCAGCCCGACTCTGGTGATGGCGGTGGTGGTGGCGGCACAGGCACTGTGACCTCCGTGGACATGAGTGTTCCCACTGGACTGTCAGTTTCCGGTAACCCCATCACCACCGCAGGCACCCTTGCTGTCACCTACACGGCAGGCTACGCCATTCCCACGACCACCAAGCAGGGTCAATGGGACACCGCATACGCTGACCGACTCAAGTGGGACGGCGGGGCAACTGATCTGGTGGCGGCTACTGGCCGCACATCGCTTGGGGCCACAACTGTCGGCGGCAACTTCTTCACGCTGACCAACCCCAGCGCAATCACATTTGTCCAGATCAATGCTGACAACAGCATCACGACGATGGACGCGCCCACGTTCCGCACTGCCATCGGCGCAGGCACTGGCGGCGGCTCGGTTACATCGGTGTCGGGCACTGGCACGGTTAGCGGGTTAACCCTAACAGGCACAGTGACCACTTCGGGCAGTCTGACACTGGGTGGCACTTTGGCCGTCACCCCCTCGAACTTTGCATCCCAGACTGCCAACACATTCTTGGCTGCACCCAACGGATCGGCAGGCGTTCCAACATTCCGTGGGATCGTGGCGGCAGATGTGCCAGCCCTGAGCTACGTCAGTTCAGTTGGCGTCACCGCACCCCTTGCCACCACGGGAGGGTTAACCCCTACACTCAGCATGCCGGTTGCCACATCGAGTGCCAACGGCTACCTGTCAAGCACCGACTGGTCCACGTTCAACGCAAAGCAGCCTCCCGGGTCATATTTGACCTCTGTGGCCGTGACATCGGCCAACGGGTTTGCTGGCACCTCCAGCGGGGGCACAACGCCTTCCCTGACCCTTACAACCAGCATCACCGGGCTGCTCAAGGGCAACGGTACGGCCATGTCGGCAGCCACAGCAGGCACCGACTATTCGGCTGGCACCAGCGCTTTGGCAACCGGAATTCTGAAGTCAACCACGACCACGGGTGCGTTGACGATCGCGGTTGCGGCCGACTTCCCCACCCTGAACCAGAACACCACGGGTACTGCCGCCAACGTCACAGGCACCGTGGCGATTGCCAACGGCGGCACTGGGCAAACCACTCAGACCGCAGCGTTTGACGCGCTGGCCCCCACCACGACCAAGGGCGACCTGATCGTCGACAACGGCACCAACAACATCCGGTTGGCCGTGGGCACAAACACCCAGGTTCTGACGGCTGACTCGACTGTGGCTGCCGGGGTCAAATGGGCGGCTCCGGTCAGCAGCAACATCACACCGCAGGGGTTGTGGGAAAATAACGCAACCATCTCGGCCAACTACACGATCACAACTGGGAACAACGCACTGTCGGCTGGTCCAGTATCAATTGCGTCAGGTGTCACCGTTACGGTGCCCTCTGGCTCGTCGTGGGTTGTTGTTTAAGGAATCACATGACTGTCACAGCACGAAACCTTGTGCCAGCAAAGCTGGTAGAAGACACCCAGACCACCCAATACATTGTGCCCAGCAACGCCTCGGCCACAATTATCGACAAGTTCACTGCGACAAACGTCAGTGGTAGCACAGCCACAATCAGTGTAAACTTGGTCACAGGCTCAGACACCCCAGGCAATCAAAACTTGATCACCAAGACCAAGTCACTGGCGGCATCCGAGGTGTACACTTTCCCCGAGTTGGTGGGTCAGATCATGCCAAGCACATCGTTCATCTCGACCATTGCCAGCGCGGCAAGCGCGATCAACATGCGTGTTTCTGGGCGCGAGGTGACATGATGCGTGTGGCCTACGGTAAAGGGTTTGATGTTGCACCACCTAAGGATCTTCGGGTCAATGTGGAAGCGCTTCAAGCAGAGATGTCAAAGCATGTGCAGTACGAGCCACCAACCGAGCATGTGTTTCACGGCGGCATGTATTGCCGTCAAGTGTGGCGACCACAGGGCTGTTTGATTGTGGGCAAGGTCCACAAGAAAGAACATTTCTACATGATTGTGTCCGGCACTGTTCGAGTGACCACCGACAACGGGGTGCAGGTCATCACAGGTCCAATGCTGCTGTGCAGCAAACCTGGCACAAAACGGGCGGTGTACGCTGAGACAGACGCGCTGTGCATGACATTTCACAGGGTTGATTCATCAACCGTGGAAGAAGTAGAATCAGAATTAGTTGAAGATGACCCGACCTCGATGTTTAGTGTCGGCAACAAAGTCAAAACACCAGAAATCGAGGTGAAATCATGAGTTTTATTGCAGCAGCACTTATTGGCGGCGGGGTTGCACTTGTTGGCGGCATGATGGCATCCGATGCGGCAGGTGATGCTGCGGGTGTGCAGGCAGGGGCTGCGCGTGATTCTTCCGCTGTTCAGAAACAAATTTCCGATCAACAGATCGCTCTTCAGCGAGAGCAGTTCAACGCTCAAAAAGCGCTTGAGCGTGAGCAGTTTGAGTATCAAAAATCTCTACAGGCACCGTTTCAGCAAGCTGGTGTCAATGCGTTGAATCGAATGCAGGGTGGGGCGTTTGCTCAGCCCGGTCCTTTTACATTCCAGTCAACTGATTACCGGGACATGGATTACCAGACTGACCCTGGCTATGCTTTCCGACTGGCAGAAGGTCAAAAAGCGCTGGATCGCCAAGCAGCCGCCCGTGGCGGTTTGATCTCCGGTGGCGCTCTTAAAGCCGCCACTCGATACGGTCAAGAGATGGGTTCGCAAGAATTCCAAAACGCATATCAACGCGCTATGGCCCAAGAGACAACTAACTACAACCGAGCATTGACAGGGTACAACACTGAAGTTGCCCGTTCTGACACGGGGTACAACCGATTGGCGTCTTTGGCTGGCGTGGGCCAAACTTCGACCGATAAGATTGGTGCTGCGGGTCAGGCAATGACCTCTGGTATTGGTGCCGCTGGTCAAAACATGACTTCTGGAATTTCTGGATCACTGGGTAATTATGGCAACGCTGCAAGTGAGGCAATTGGTGCAGCGGGTCAAGCCCGTGCATCAGGGTATGTGGGCCAGGCCAATGCGCTCACTAATGCCTTATCGACTGGTACAAATCTGTATATGCAAAGCCAAATGATGAACAGGATGTTCCCAAGCGGTGGCGTAGGGTATGGAATGCCAAGATACGGCGCTTTTGGCGGCGGCAGCGGCACATTTGGTGAAGGGCAATACTGATCATGGCACTCGTAAATCCAAACATCGCCCTTGGCGTTAAGTCTGTTGAACTTCAAGACCCAATGGCGCAATACGCCAAGATTGCGGCAATTCAGGGTGCTCAACAACAAAACCAACTTGCTCGAATGCAGATGGCCGAGTATGAGCGCACCCGTGGTGAAGAAGATCAATTGCGCAATTATTTGGCGCAGTCTGATTTCAGCAAACCGGAAGCCCGTGCAGGTTTGACAAAATTTGGCAAAACTGGTTTAGCTTACAGTAAGGCGTTGACCGAACAGGACACCGCCAAGTTAGCGCAGCAGAAAGCCAACGTCGAGTTGCTGGACGCCAAGCTCAAACAATCGCGTGGCTTTCTGGACACACTTGATCCTGCTGACCCAACCGCACCCGCTAGGTATTTGGCTTGGCACGAAGCGAACCACAAAGACCCAATTATTGGTGCTGCTTTGAATGCCCGTGGTGTGTCGGCAGAGCAGGCTCGTCAGAGCATTGAGGCAGCAATTGCCAAGGGTCCGGAAGCATTTGCTCAAATGCTGAATCAGTCAAAGCTGGGCACCGAGAAGTTCATGGAAATGAACAAGCCGACATTAACGCCCCAAAATCTTGGCGGCACTGTCCAAATTCTTCAGACTCCGGGCTTGGGCGGTCAAGCGACTGTGGTGCCGGGCAGCACAGGTGCAGTCACGCAGACACCGGCTCAAATTGAGCAAGCTAAACGTGATCAGCAGCGCCTTGGTCTTGAGGCTCAACGTGTGGGTCTTGAGGGTCAACGTGTTGAACTCGCACGTCAAGACTCCGAGCGTAAAACTCAAGGCTTGGACGTGTTGCCACCCAAAGAAGTCCAGAAGCGCGAAGCTGCATTCCCGCAGGCTACATCCGTCATCAAGGGGTTTGAGACAAAGTCTGACTCATTTGTCAAAGACCTTCAGAAGCTGCGCGATCACCCAGGCCTGTCTCAGATCACAGGTTTGATTGCTGGGCGGGTTCCCGCGCTCACGGCCGATGGTCGTGCGGCACAGGCGCTGTACGACAAAGTGGTTGCCAAAGGCGGTTTCCAAGCCTTGCAAGACTTGCGCGATGCTTCCAAAACTGGCGGTGCGCTGGGCAACGTGTCGAACCAAGAAGGCAAGCAGCTTACCGCTTCGTTTGCCGCAATCGACCGCCGTCAAGACGCCAAAGATGTTCAGGCGGCAATTGATGACGCTATTGGAAGCGTACAGGGTGCCAAGACTCGTATGCGTGAGGCGTATGATTCGACTTACTCATACAAAGCTGGCAGCACACCTGCGGCCGATCCTTTGGGGATTCGATAATGGCAACAATCGCTGAAGTCCGCGCCAAGTACCCACAATACGCCGACATGCCTGATGCGGCGCTGGCAGATGCGTTGCACAAAAAATTCTACGCTGACATTCCCCGCGCAGACTTTGACGCAAAGATTGGCCTGACCCCTGCTGCGCCAGTCGCTGCCGCACCCGCCCCTGTTGCACAACCTTCGATGGTTGAAAAAGCATACAAGGCGGTTCGCCCATACGCCGCACCACTTGTGGAAGCCGCTGGTGCAATTGGTGGTGGTCTTCTGGGCACACCATTCGGACCAATGGGCACCGTGGGTGGTGCAGGTCTAGGTTACGGCATTGCCAAAGAAGCGCTGGAACTTGGCGATGTGTATCTGGGCGGCAAAGCCCCCCGACAAGGTGCGGCCCAAGTTGTCGAGCCTGTGCGTAACATTGTCGAAGGTTCCACAATGGAGATGGGTGGGCAGGCTTTGGCTAAAGGCGTGGGGTACGTGGGTGGCAAGATCGCCGACCTGCGTCAAATGCCAACGCAAAAAGCAGCAGCACTCGCCCAAAAAGCATTGGGTGATGATCTGCCAACTGTGTTGAACGCGCTGCGAAACGCACCATCGAACGCCAGTGTTGCCGAGTTGACGGCCAAAATCGAAAACCCGACATGGCAGGCGCTGATTAAAAACGCGCTGGAAAAAGACCCTCAGTTTGTTCGCAAGGCACAATTGCTGGGTGAGCGCGAGTCGCGCAATGCACTGGCTCAATTGGCCGGTGGCACCACTGCCGCAGATGTTCGTGCGGCAGGTGAGGCCGGTAAAGAAACATTGAATGCACTGACCGGACCAATGCGGGACAGCGCACTTAACCGGGCCAACTTGGGCAAAGCTGTTGCCGAGTACGAGTCGCAAGCCGGTAAGTTGAGCGCAGAAGCTGCGGCCAAGGTACAAGAGGTGCGCCGGTTGATCGAGTTGGGCGATGTGGCTGCGGCCTCTGCACGACTGCAATCGATCAAAGCAGGCGTTCCCGCAAGTTCCAAATTGGCTCCCGCCAAGTCCCAACCCGGTTTCTCAGACGCATGGGTTGCGACCTACACTTATCCCGGCAAGCTGGCCCAGATGTCCGACGACTGGGCAAACCAAGCTGCCAACGCATCTCTCGATCTGGGTCAAGGCGCACAGTTTGCACAGAGCGCCGCAAACTCACTTCGGTCTGTTGGCATCAAGCCACTTGAGGGCGATCAACTTGTCCAGTCCATCTCGACGCTGGCGAACAAGCCTGAGTTTGCAGGCAACGATGTGTTGGCTGGCGCGGTCAAAAACGTGGCAGACGACATTGCCAAGTGGACCGGCAATGGTGGTGTGATTGACGCAAAGGCGCTTGAAGCCATTCGCAAGAACTCCGTCAACGCCGCGATTGCACAGTTGCGACCAGGCTCAGACGCCACAGCCCAGCGCAACCTTGCGGCCGGTGTCATGTCCAAAATCAAGCCATTGATTGATGACGCCATCGAAAATGCCGGTGGCACTGGCTGGCGCGATTACTTGGCGACCCACACCAAAGGGATGCAGCGTCTAAGTGAGAAAAAGCTGACCGGCGAAGCCCTGCGTCTGTGGAAAACAGACAAGGATGCTTTTGTGCGTCTGGTGCAGAACGAATCGCCCGAGGTGGTTGAAAAGTTTCTTGGTCCCGGCAATTACAACATTGCCACCGAACTGGCCGACAGCACCATGTCAGTTTTGCAAAAGCAAGCCGAGAAACGGCTGACCGAGTTGTCGGTCAAGGAGCAGGTCAGCGAGGGTGGTGCGGCATTGTCGCAACTGCTCAAGCAGGAAACTGCGCGTTTCCGTTTCCCATCGTTCCTGAATTTCTGGGCGTCTGCGGGTAACAAGACCCTGAGCGAACTTGAACAGCGCCTTGGCACCAAGACAATGGAGCAGTTGACAAAGGCAATGAAATCACCACAAGGTGCTTCCAATTTGCTGGAGACACTGCCTGCGAGTGAGCGCAATCGTGTTCTGAATTTGCTGTCCAACCCACAACAATTGAAACCCGGTGTGTCTGCGGCTACGGTAAACATGCTGAGTCCCTCCAGCGAAAATCAAAACGCACTCGCCAAGTAAGATTGGCAACGGTTAGAATCCACCAAGGACCAAGACATGGCTTCACTATCCCCAACCCCCAAACTTCAGTTCTTCGGGACTGACGGCCTCCCATTGGTCGGTGGCAAGCTGTACACCTACGCTGCGGGGACCACAACCCCCATCGCCACGTACACCGACAACACCGGCAACACTTCGAACACCAACCCGGTGATCTTGGACTCGGCGGGGCAGGCTAACGTGTGGCTCACGGACACCATCACGTACAAATACACCCTGACAGACGCCGACGATGTGCCCCTGTTCACGGTGGACTATGTGTCTGTTCCCGTGACCACCAACTCGTTTGCGTCCCCTCCAGCCATCGGCACTGACAACCCCAACGCTGGCACGTTTACCAACTTAAACGTGGTGAACCTGTTGACTCTGGAGTCCACGGGTGCTGCGATCTTGAACGTGGGCACCACGGGTGAGCGTCCAGCATCGCCCGAGGTGGGTATGGTCCGGTTCAACACAAGCCTTGAAAAGTTCGAGGGGTACAACGGTGAGTGGGGTGCCCTGGGTGGCGGTGCCACAGGTGGTGGCTCGGACTCGGTGTTCTTTGAGAACAGTCAGATTGTCACCGTGGACTACACCGTTCCAGTGGACAAGAACGCTGGCTCATTTGGTCCCATCACCATCAATGACGGCATCACGGTTACTATTCCAACCGGCGCTGTCTGGTCAATCGTTTAAGGGGTAAGGCATGACAATCACGCTCAACGGCACAACCGGCATCAGCAACGATGGCGGCTACATTGGTGACGGCATCGTCTTTGCCAACACGACCCCTGCGAACACGCTGGTGACAGACACCAGCGGAAACGTGGGCGTGGGGACTGCTTCTCCGGGGGCAAGGTTGCAAGTTAATGGCGGTGCTGTTCGCATCCAAAGTTCTGGAACGGAAGGCTCGGGTTGGAGTGTCAACTCACTTGTTACGGGCTTTGACGCTACTGGCGGTTATGGTTGGATTACGGCAGCTAATGCAACGGTGCGTTCTAATTTAGTGGTGCGGTCGGGTGGTGGTAACTTGTTAGTAGGTACTACAACAAGTGGTGCCAATGCTGGAGGTTTAAGCCTGTACAACAACGCAGGCGCAGGCCGAGTGGATTTTTCAAACACAACTGGTGGAAACACCAACACTTGCGTTTTTTACTATGGGGCTACGCCTTCAGTCTCAGGCTCGATTCAAACAGCCGCATCCAGCGTCAGCTACAACACTTCTTCTGACTATCGCTTAAAAGAACAAGTGCAACCGATGACGGGGGCTTTGGTAAAAGTTGCTGCGCTCAAGCCTGTCACATACAAGTGGAAAGTAGACGGCGCTGATGGTGAAGGCTTTATTGCCCACGAGTTGCAAGAAGTTGTCCCTGCTTGCGTAACAGGCGAGAAAGATGCTGTTGAGACTTACACAGATGATGACGGTGTTGAGCAGACTCGTCCTGTCTACCAAGGCATCGATACCAGCTTCTTGGTCGCCACTCTGACCGCAGCCATCCAAGAACTCAAGGCTATCGTTGACGCACAAGGCGCTGAGATCGCCGCCCTGAAAGGAACATCGAATGTCTAAGATCGCCTTATCCGGCCCAGCAGGGGGCACAGCCACATACACCGTCACAGCACCCACGGGTGCCACTGATCGCACACTGACACTGCCTGATTCATCCGGTACCATTGCAACATCCGAATCAACATTGGTTCAGTTCAACGCATCTGGTTCTGCGCCTGTCTATGCTTGCCGCGCATGGGTTAACTTTGACGGTACTGGCACACCCGCAATCCGTGGTTCTGGTAACGTGTCAAGCATCACGGACAACGGTGTTGGTGATTATCGCGTCAATTTCACCACGGCAATGTCGGACACAAATTACAGCACCCTTGTGACTTCTGACTCAAGTGGTAATTATTACGTTGGAGCAATGAATGGAAGTGGATACACCGCTGCGTATGCGGGTGTGAGAACATTAAACGCTTCTGGAAGTTTAGCTGATTCGCCAGTAGTTAACGTCGCTGTATTCCGCTGAAAGAACATCATGAACCAAAGAATTATTTACCCCACTGATGACGGCGGCGTGGCTATCATCATTCCCGCTGAGTCTGTTGAAGCAGCGATGAAGGATATTCCTGAAGGCAAGCCTTACAAAGTTGTGGATGTCTCGGACATCCCTGAAGACCGTACATTCCGTAACGCATGGGAATACACAGCATGATCAACGTCAACCTCGAAAAAGCCAAGGTCATCGTGCATGACATTCGCCGTGCCAAGCGCACTGCTGAGTTCTCGCCACTGGATATCAAGGCTGCCATCCCTTCGGAAGCCGTAGCTGCTGAAGCTGCTCGTCAAGCTGTGCGCGACAAGTACGTCGCTATTCAGGCTGACATCGACGCTGCTCCCGGCATCTCTGAACTGAAACTGATTGTGGAGGCACTGTAATGACCACCAAGATTGACGGCAACAGCGGACTCTTACAGTCGTATGAATACCAGGCACCGCTAACTGGCTTCTCGTACACCTTCCCCGTGGGCATCACAACCGTGATCCTGAACCCATTAGGTACGCTGGCAACAGGCACAGTCACTATGCCTGCGGCCCCGGCTGACGGCATGACCGTGTCGATCAGTTCATCGCAGATCATCACTGCGTTGACTGTGAGCGCCAACACCGGCCAGTCTATCGTGTCCCCCATCACAACACTGCTGGCAGGTGGTGGTGCCAAATACATTTACCGCGCCACAGGCACAACTTGGTACCGTACCGTTTAAGACGCAGCCATGAGCACACCCGAGATTGACCCGGTTAAGTACGGCGTTCTTTGGCAAAAGGTCCAAGACTATGAGCGCCGGTTTGACGACATGAGCGCCAAGATCGACAAGATGGAAAACTCTGTCGAGCACCTTGTCGCGCTTGCCAACCAAGGCAAAGGTGGGTTTTGGATGGGCATGACCATCGCATCAATGGTCGGGGGTGGCCTTAGCTGGATCACATCGCACTGGAGTAGATAAATGCTGGCTGAACTTGCCGCAGCGAATGCAGCCTTCGCAGTAATCAAGGGTGCTCTGGCTAACGGCAAGGAACTCTCTGCCCTCGGCTCTCGGGTCTTTGACTACTTCGACAACAAGGCAGTCATCCAAGAGAAAGCCACCAAGAAGGGCGGCGGCTCCGACATGGAAGAGTTCATGGCGCTGGAGCAACTCAAGCAGCAGGAAGAAGAACTGCGTGAGCGCATGGTCTACGCTGGACGCCCTGGCATGTGGGATGATTGGGTCAAGTTCCAAGCTGCCGCCGCACGCCGACGCCGTGAGGCCAAAGAAGAGGCTGCCCGTGAAATCCTGCGGCGCAAAGAACGCGCTGCAAAACTTGTTGAGCACGTTGCAATCGGCGTGGCGACACTGATCCTTGCCGCGCTCATGATCTACGGCATCGTGCTGTACATGCGGTACTTGCGATGAGCGAGGAAAAGCTTAACGCCGACTCCACACTCGACAAGGTGCTCGGGTATGTGGACTCGCCGTTCAAGCTGTTCGCCATCCTCGTCATGGGTGTTGTGGCGTTTGCCGGGTACTTCCTGTGGCAGAACCAAGAGTTCATGCGTGACGCCTACAAGGAGTCAAAGAAGCTGCCGGAGATCAACACCTCTCGGGCCGACGAGGCCAGCACCATGCTGTTCAAGAAGACGGGCGCGACCGTTGTGGCGATCTTCAAGGTCAACCCGCTGTTCAACAGCCGAGTTCTGTACAAGGCGTACACCAAGGATGGCCGGGACAAGAGCATTGAAGACATCGACGTTGGCCTGTTCACCAGCAACAAGGGCAACAATGCCGACGTGGTCAAGCTGATGACGGCGGAGATTCCGTGCTCCGAGTACCGCTATGCGCAGTCCGAAGTCGGGCTCTGGTATCTTGAGAAGGGTGTGACCTTCACTTGTCGGATCAGCGTGCCGCCAGACCAAAACCGCTTCGTTGGGCAGGTCACGGTGGGCTGGGCTCAGGAGCCGGAAAACCTTGAGCAAGTGAAATTCATGCTGGAGATTGCCAGCGCCATGTTAACCAAAAGGGGAAATTGATGTTTGGAATTGATGCACTTTTAAATGTGGGCGGCAAGCTCATTGACAAACTGATTCCCGATCCTGAAGCTAAAGCAAAAGCCCAACTCGATCTGGCAGCACTGGCGCAGTCCGGTGAACTGGCTCAGATGGCAAACGAAACCAAACTGTTTGAGACTGAGCAAAACAACCTCACAGACCGCCTTAAAGCAGATATGGCATCTGACTCTTGGCTGTCTAAAAACATTCGCCCTATGACACTGCTGTTGATCCTTGGCGGGTATTTCACATTCGCCATGATGTCAGCATTTGACTACGACACCAACCGAAGCTATGTCGAATTGCTCGGGCAGTGGGGCATGCTGGTAATGTCGTTTTACTTTGGTGGTCGCACACTGGAGAAGATCATGGACATGAAATCTGACAAGAAAGAAAAGGACTCAAAATGAACCTCACCCCTCACTTCACTCTCGACGAACTCACCGCTTCTGAGACTGCCGAGCGCAACGGCTGGGACAACAGCCCCAACGAGTCCGAACTCGCCAACCTCAAGCGACTGGCTGACTTCTTGGAGCAGGTCAAAGTGGTCATGGGTGGCAAGCCCATCATGATCAGTTCCGGCCTGCGCACCAAGAAGGTCAATGATGCCGTGGGCAGCAAAGACACCAGTCAGCACCGCATCGGGTGCGCGGCCGACTTCAAAGTGCCAGGCGTGACCCCTGACGAGGTGGTGCGTAAGGTCATCGCCAGCGGGATCGGCTACGACCAGGTGATCCGCGAGTTCGACCGATGGGTTCACATCAGCGTACCCAGCAGCGTGGACACAGCACCTCGCAAGCAGGCGCTGATCATTGACAAGGCTGGCACCCGCCCCTTCGCTTAACTCAGGATGAAGTAGGCCAGCAGCGGCCAGATCGTCAGACCCAAGATTGCCATCAGCATCCAGTAGCCCAGCCGCTTGAGTTGGTGACGCCAGATGCTTGGTGGCAGTGGGTCTGCTGCCCTCATCACCGGACGATATGTCGCCACACGGACCGGACAGTCCCGGCCTTGATTGCAGTTTCCGTAGTCATCACAACAGTTGGGCATGGTGTCTCCTTTTGATCGAGGTATTCGCGCAGCCACTTTGAGCCGCCAAGTGCTTTGAGTTTTGCCATTTGAGTGTCCGAGAGTCTGATCTCTCGTGCCTTAATTGGCTCTGGTGGTTTAGGCCGTGGCATATGCTTCCGTGATGACCCATTGAGTTTTTGGTTTCTTGTAGTTCACGCCCCACTTCAGTCGATCCTTGGGGTGAGGGCAGTCGTCAGGCACAGGCACAGCGATCCACACCTTCTCGTACTGCCCACGTTTGCCCATGCGCCAGCGATCAACATAGGTGTCAGGCATCGTCCGCAGCGATGTCCTGATGTTGGCAACGTGAATGCCCGTGGCCTTTGCAATCTCATTGGGTGTCATGCCACTCGGATGCGCACGAAGTACGGTGCGTATTTTCTTTTGCCGCACGGGGGTCATGGTGTCTCCGTAGCGTTGTGCAAATAGGCCGTCAGGCGCTTGATCTGCGCCTCGCGGTACTTGCACATGGACTCGGCGTATTCACGGGCTGTCTGGGCTTGCAGCAGCCTGCGCTTGGACTCTTCCAACTCTTTGAGCGCCAGCACTTCGGCACTTGGTGTGGTCCACAGTTTTCTCAGTTCGTTGATCATTACAGTTACTCCTTATTTTTTAGGCCAGCCGAGCTTGGACAGATCGGCCATAACATTTGTCAGCGCTGGCAAGTTCTTGGTAGGTTCAGTTTCAGTGGGATAGTATTTCTTGAACTCGGGGAACGTGGTCAGTGCCTGCTTGAGTGTGCTGATACCGGCAAACGCATGAGTCAGCTTGGCCTCAGCATCCCGGCGCTCAGTCTCTTGCTTCTCATACGGTGCGATGATTGCCTTGATTTGATTGCGTGTTACGTCACCCACCACAACAATGTCGCCGTAGTGGCGATATGCGTTGGTGTACTCCACATCCGCCGTGCGCAGTGCAGTCGGATGGGTCTTGAATAGCTTACGCGCCTCAGGGCTCATGGCTTTGATGATGGCTTCCTTGATGGTCGTAGCGCGAGCCTCCTTGTCTATGGGTGGCAAATCATGAATGATTGCGCGGACAATTGCCTGCTTGGTGTATTTACTCAGCTTCATTACATTTACTCCAGTGGTTGATGTGACACAAGTGTATCACACATTTTTAGATATGCGATATTGTTTTACAGCGTTACGAAGTCCGGCCTGCGTGGTGGCCTTGTCATCCAATGCCATACCCTGTGCTTGGTCAAGGGTGTCCTTGCACATGATGCGGTGACAGATCACGGGCACACCTTGGCCTTGGCGGCGCACTCGGGCGTTGAACTGCTCGTACAGGTCCAGCGACCAGTTGAGGCCATACCACACGAGGATGTGGCCGTTTTTCTGAAGGCCATCAATCCCGTGACCCATTGAGGCAGGGTGGCCGATCATCAGTTGACAGTCGCCCGTCTTCCAGCGGTGCATGGCGTTGGTCAGCGATGCCTCGCTCTTGCACTCGGTCAGGTTGATCGGGTCAAGGTGCTTGAACTTCTCCATGATCCTGGCAGCGTCTGATCTGTACGCATACGCACACAGGATCGGACTACCCTGTGCCTCGTCGATAATGTCCTCAAGGGCATCCAGCTTCAGGTCATGCACAGGCTCCCACAGCGGCATCCCGGCCACCGGGTACATAGCGCCGTTGGAGAACTGGAGACACTTGTTGGTCAGCGATGCTTGGTTAAACGCCTCAACTTCCTTGCCGCTGTCCAGCACCAAGAAGAACTCTTTTTCCATCTTGTCGTATTTGGTGCGCAGGTCATCGGGCATCTCGATCTCGATGTTGTTGACCATCAGGTCCGGCAGGGGGTTGTAGTCCTCGGCCGACATCTCCAGCGTGATGTCACCGATCAGCTTCTTGATCGTGTCCTCGGTGTCCTCGTAGGGCAGTTCCTTGTATGGTCCGACCTTGCGGTAGAACCGGGTCTTGAACTGGGTCTTGCTGGTGCCCAGGCGCTCACCACGGTCCACCACGAGGAACTGACCATGCAGGTCTTTGTACCCGTTGCTTGCCGGGGTGCCGGTGAGGCCCGTTGCCCAGTCGAACTTGTCAGCGATCTTGCGAAACGCTTTGACCCGGTTCGTGGCGCTGTTCTTCATTTTGCTGATCTCGTCCCAGATGATTCCGTTGAACGGCATCGGGCGTTCCTTCTTGACGAAGTAGGTCTGCAATGTCTCCGAGAGCCACCCAAGGTTCTCATAGTTGATCATGTAGACGTCAGCGGGGCGCAGCAAGGCACGGGTGCGCTGGTCCTTGGTGCCCGTGATCATGCTGAATCGCAGGTGCTTGGTGTGTTCCCACTTCGCAGCCTCTTGACGCCACACGAGTCGGATGACCCGGATCGGGGCCACGATGATCACACCCTTGAGGAACTGGGTGCGGATTAGGTGGGCCAGGCTGGTCAGCGTGATCACGGTCTTGCCCAAGCCCATGTCCAGCCACAGCATCGAGTGCGGGTGGGTGCATTGAAAGTTGACAGCCTTTTGCTGGTAGCCGTGAAGCAGGTCAGGTGTCAGCATGTTGCACCCCACTGCTCGGCCATCGCATCAGCGATTCCTTGAAACGTGGCACTTCGTATTTTCCAACGATCTGGTCCGGGTGGAAGGTTGTACCACTTGGGCAGGCTTTTGCCGCTTTTGGTTACGTGCCTTTCACCCTTGTCAACCATGTTTGTGGGTGTCAAATGAGGAAGCCCTTTAAGCCACAGGCATGTGGTTTTGGTTGCTTGGTGTCCAAACATATAGGGTTGCACAATCTGGTCAGGTTTACGAATCTCACTGCTGATAATGCTCACAGGATTTTCCAATGCGATTTTTGGAATAGGTGCGTTTAACAGAAGGCGCACAAAGTCAAGAGCTTCTTGCTGAACACCACTTTCTCGTTTGGCGGCAAAATGCTTGGCACCTGATACGGCCAGATGAGTGCAAGGTGGATGAGCGATCATGATGTCCCACCCTTGACCAAGAATGTCGGTGACATCGCCTTGGTAGTGCAGACCGGGCGCGTCACTCGGCAGTAGATCGCAAGACATTGCAAAGTGCCCCATGCGAGTAAACGCATCACGCACCCTGCCGCTGTACTCACATGCGACAAGAACTCTCAGCATCCCATCACCATTACATCAATCATCGTCTTACCCTCAATTACGTTGTCAATTACAAATACATTTACTTTGTGTTCCCGGAGTCGGGTGTGTTCTCGTTCTTGTGCTGGCGTTGGTTTCTTTCCCGCAGCTTTGAATTCACAGAACCACACAATCCCATCTTGTCGGATGAACATACGATCAGGCACAGCAGCCCGTGCGGGGCTGGTGAACTTGTAAGCAAGCACACCCTTTGACTTGGCGTACTCGCAGACTCTGGCTTCAATTTCCTTTTCCAGCATTGCGTGTCTCCAATTCGATCAGCAACTCAATGTAGTGCTTGGCCTTTTCAAGATCAGCGATGCCGTTCTTCTTGCGCCACCGGGACACGTACTTGATCACGTTGCCCTCAAAGTAGCCAATTGCGTTGGCATGGATGAACTCGACTGGCTGGATCGGCAAGTCCTTGTAATGACTTCCCGCAACCTGTTTACCCAGTGCGTTAAACGCCTCATCTTCTTCAAGTGTCACTTCAAACTTAGACATAGCTTCTCCACTTCTCTGATGTAGTAATCAAAATCCACTGGCAGCTTGCCAGCGTCACGAATGTCGTTGCAGGGCTGAACACCCCACCCCGACTCCACACCGATCTTGCGCCACACACCTGGCTTGGCCTTGAGGGGCGGCATCCACTTGAACAGGTGCCCACCACCTTCGGCGATGTAGTAGCGCGTGATGTTCTGAAGCTGCGAGGTCACACCATCGCGCTCGATTGCCAGATAGCTGGAGCGCGGCACCTTGGTGCGCAGCATAAAGTCCATGATCTCGGGCCACTGCTCCACAGTCTCGCGGATCGGCGCACCCTCGACCAACACCTTCTCGGCCACCTTGGCAATCACTAGACCACCGTGGTTCTGGTGCCACTCCATGTCGTGCTCGTAGGCACCCTTGCGCTTGGTGCTGCCGTTCTCAAACACGCCGATGTAGTTGTTCACATCGCGGATCATCATGGCCTTGTAGATCGCCTCTTCAAGAGTCAACCCGGTGCGCTGCTGCCATGCTGCGGCAGCGGTGTCCACCAGCCACTTGTTGGCACGGGGCACCCGCACGGTCAGGCCGTCAGTGTTCACTTGGATCAGCTTGAGGCCGTCAATGTGCATCAGCCCCTCGGCCAGTACGCACAGCAGTAGCTGACCATTGAGCGTGATCGTCATGGTGTACAGCGGGTCGTAAAACACAGAGAACTGGTTGTTGCTGTCACCGTAGACGCCGTTGAGCGCCAGCTTCAGCATGGCGCTTTCAGCCGACTTCTTGGGGTACGACTTGCGCTGGTCGTACAAATTCTTGTAGATGTGGCAAAACGACTTGCCCAAGTGCTCGGGGTAGAACCCGTTGGCAATTGCCAGGTTCGGGTAATACGATGCAACGTCAAGGTCCACAATGACGAACTCGTCATCGGACTCGATCACCTCGGACTCCACTGAGCCGTGGATGCCACCAAGACCAAAGACAAAGTCAAAGCCATTAACCCGAGCAACCACGTCTTCAAACACGCCCTTAGTCTCGGTGATCGACTGATCCTTGAGCCAGTTGAGCACTCGGGTCAACTCGGTGTTTTCAAACTCGACCCACGGCAGTATGGCGTCCTTCAAGTGAATCACCGGGCGCTTGGTCTGCCGAGGTACGCGACCCTTGGGGCCGAAGTCGTACAGGGCGACACCGGCCTCTTCAAGTTTGAGCGAGAAGAACTCTTTGCCGATCTTAGTGTCGTTGAAGTTGAGCCAGTCTTTACCGGGGTACATGACGCACATCTTCTCGCGGAACGCGATCATGTCCATCGATTTGTGCAGGAACGCCTTGGTCTGCGACACATCGTGGGCGTTGTACTGCTTGAGCTTGACGATTTCACCCGGTGTGAGTGTGGTGCCCACCTTGAACGGCAAGTCCTCGATGCTGTTGGAGCGCATGTTGAACTCCAGCATCTTGAGACTGGTGGACCGAGCCTTGTTGTCAAAGTGGTGAATCTTGAACAGGTCGATCTGTTCGACGTGGCGATCTGATGGCTTGACCTGGTGCATCCAACGGCTCTCGTCACCATCTTGCGCCGTGATGATTGCCATCGCCTTGTTGTACAGCGTCTGGGCATCGCTGTAGCCCATCTGCATCAGCGTATGGATGACGGGGTAGTCGAACCCCAAGTTGTTGAACCCGACCATCCGGGCGCTCGTATCCGAGAGATAGCGTAAAAACTCAATGATCTCTTTGGAGTCGTTGCGCTGATCGCTGATTTCAAAAGACCAGCGTAGCGGTGCTTCTGCATGTTCCAGCGCCAACGTGAAGACGTTGGGGTAGGTTTCCACATCGTAGACATAATCATTGTGCATATTTCTTCTCCGACCAGCAATTTGGTTTCGGAGGGTATGTGTAACCACCATCGGTGCGCCCTTCACACCATGCCTTAACCCTGCTGACTGTCACGCCAACGGCGGCAGCGGCTTCGCTCAAACTGGCGTAACGTGCGCCATCAATGACCCACCATTTACTGAGTCGCGTGTTTTGCATTTGTGGTTTCTTCTCGACCCAATGGCAGTTATCTTTCGAGTAACCCTTGGTGTTGTCGCGCCGGTCAAGTTGATGCTTGGCGCTTGGTCGCAGCCCCATGTCTGCAACGAATCTCGCAAAGTCGTTCCACTCATCGCACACTGAAACATTAATGTAGTAAATGACGTTGTGACCATGAGGGTTGTTGCATCTTTGACGCATGTTGACCCATGCGATGTATTCAGGTGTTTTACTCATTACACGTTACTCAGTTAGGTGGGGATGGGATACTCGCGGACGGCGCTTTCGGTCACCCTGCCCGGATGATTACGGGTGCCCCTTAACGATCACCCATCCCCGATTCGATTACTGACCGCCCAAGAAGGATGGCAGACCAGGCTGTGCAAACGGTGCAGCAGGCATGGCGTTGTAAGGATTGGCACCACAAAAGCCAGCAGGAGCACCACCAGCCACAGCGCCGAACAGACCAGACGCATCAGTAGCACCTTCACCGAAGGCCACGTCATCGGCAGCGAACTGGACAGCGATCAGGTCGCAGCGGATGCCCCGGCCGTGCTTGTTGTCCTGCAACCAAGGCTTGACAGCAGCGTTGACTCGGCAGCCACCGTACATCTTACGGGCCAACTGCTGATATGCCATCGTGTTGGCTGGGTCAACAGGTGAGCCGTCAGCCTGGATCATCTGAGGTGCGCTGTCGCGGCCAGCAGTGATGAAGACAGCACCGGCATCGGCGTAGCCATCGTAGGGCTTGAAGGTCTTCTTGTTGATCTTCTCAGCACCTAGACCAAAGCAGCGGGTCTTGCGATCTTGTTGGATCATGCCCATGACAGTCTGGGCGTGTTCTTTCCACTTCTCCAGTGCCATCGCACCGTAACGTGCCATGAATTGGGCAAAGCCCGCATGGTCCTGCGGCATGATGAACTCGGCGTTGTAGCTGATGCGAGTGGCACCAGTGGCATCGTTCACCTGCTTCTGGGGTTCTGCGAGGTGGGGGAAAGACAAACGGACATTGGACAGAAAAATGATGTCGGACATTACGGTTACTCCATTGATTTACGAAAGCCACGAGGGCAGGGATTCGGCAGCGGGTGCTGCCTGAACTGCGCTAAACAGCGGCGCAGCATTGGTGATGACAGCGGGTCGGCTGTCAGATTCAGGGGCCACGGTGAGCTTGCCAGCCAGCTTGCTGACGTACTCTTGGTCCATGCGTTTGAGTTGGCGCTCGGTCAGTGTGACCTTGGTGCCATCGCGCTTTTCCCATGTCAGCTTCTCAGCCTTGGCGGGAGACACGAGTTTGGTTTCATAGATCGCAGTCTTGGGGATGCCCATCTTGACCAGCTTCTCGGCCATCTCAGCTTCAGGCAGCGCCCATGCACGAGAGCCACGACCATTGACCAGCTTGATGCCGGGGATGGTCTGACCAGCTTGCAGGCGGCGCAGGGCTTCGGCTTCGACACCTTCGAGCAACTGGCGCATCAGGGGAGCAGCTTCCATGATCTGAGCGATCTGGGCATCGTCCATCGTGGATGGATCTTTGTC